GAAGGCTTCGATATCTGTTCCGTACTCTGAGGCGAAGATATCAAAGAGCTCTGAGTCTGTGAGTGGTGTTCCTCCTTCAGACTTTTTTTTTGAGTCTCCGCGACTTCAGGGTTCGACTTTTTTCGAGTTTCAATGATTCCCTTCATGATCTCAACGATCTCTTTCGCTCCAGAGATAACGTGTTTCAGTTTTTCAACAGGATCAGAAACAACGAGCTCGCTTTCCTGGGTTCCTTCCCACTGTGTCAAGCGAACTTTCGCAACGAGCCTTTTCGCGTCGTCGTCCAAGATTCTCCAGAAGATTGAAAAGATCACGCTGACGTCAACAGAAGTGAAAGCTTTCTCAAGAGTTTGAGCGTCCCACTGTTCAGAGATCCACTCGTCGTCAGCGATCGATATTGGATTGAGAAAGACTTCTTTCCCAAGCTTTGACAAATAGACTTTTTCACGAGAGAGCTTAATCATATTGACTCCTTGTTCAGTATCGGCTTTGGATATACTTTGATCAAGACAAGATTCTCAGCTTGTGTCCACAAGTCAAGAGAAAGGAACTTTGATGAACAAGAAAACAGAAGCCACAAGACGAAACATCACAGTCAAGTTTCGAGTCTCAAGGCGCGAGCTCACAAGACTCCAGTCCAGAGCGAATCAATTCACAGACGGAAACGTCTCAGAGCTTATCCGACACGCCGTCGACACGATGAGCCTACTTCCAAGAAAGGTATTAAGATGAATCACGTTGATCTTGAAAAAACATTCGGACCCTACAGAAAACCAAACGAAGTCACGATTCCAAAGTATCAAACGATTCAGGAAAAGACGACTGAGCTGGCAAGATTGATCAATGATCTGTGTCCAGAATCCAGAGAAAAGTCGGTCGCATTGACGACTCTTCAAGAACTCAGAATGTGGGCCAACGCCGCGATCGCGATTCATACTCCAGAGCCATAAAAGAAAAGCCCTGATCTCTCAGGGCCTCTCGACTCGATCCCAGAAACCTCAAAGCTGAGGCCTCTAGTTGTGGGATCTTAAAACTATTCAACTTCTCTCACGCGACAAACAGCGTTCTCAGCTGAGTCGTATGAAGCTTTCGCTGAGTAGTCGTTCTGACTGAAAGCTTTTCTTTCAGCTCCAAGAGTCAGACCGATTGACTTCATTCGATAAGCTTCGATCTCAAAGATCGCGCCTGTTCCAGACTTCTGAGCGTAGATCAACGCGCCGAACTCTGGGAAGATATCTGAGATTCCTCCGACCTTAACTTCACGATTGAACGTGTTGATAGGTCGAACTTCAAAAGTCGCTGTGTCTCCAATCGTGAAAGTTGGAGCCGATGATCCAGCCGTCAATCGAAGACCGAAGGCAACGATATCAAGCTGTTGAGCGGCTGTGATTCCTGTGAACTCAGCGATCTCAAGAGCGTCGTTCGTGAAGTCAGCTTCTTGGCCTCGACCGAAGTCAACATTCGACAACGCGAAAACCTTGATAGCATCCGCCGCCGTTGCTTTGACAGCGTACTTTCCGAACTTCAAGTTCGGAGCTCCTGTTGATGGAATCACCGCGACTGAAGCGATACCGACTGTCGGGCTCACAAGGCTTGTTCCTTTTTTGTCTGTCAACGCGGATACGTTTCCAGAAGCTTCAGCTGTTCCTTGAGTGGGAGCTTTTCCACCAAACAACTCAAAAAGCCAGTTCGGATATTCACTCACCGAGAAAGAAAGCTCGGCTGTGATATCGCCGTCTTCGATGGCCCAAGCGAAACGCTGAGATCCACCGAACAACTCAATCGTGTCTCCTTCAAGAGCGAAAGTTGATCCTTGAACGACTCGCGCCGTTCCGTATGGAGTTCCATCAGACCGTCTTAAGGCGGTGACTGAATGTACTCCGAAAAGAACTCTGGGTTGACTTAATGGCATATAGATTCCTCCTTAAATTAATAGTGTATTGAAAACTTTAAACTCACTCCCAAGATCTTGTGATAGAAGCTTGAGTTGTTCAACTTAACATCGATGGGAACAAGGCTTTCGACCTCGACTCGATCGATCCCGATTCCCACTTTTTCCCACGTTTCAATGATACTTTCTTTCAAAGCCCTGTGGGATCTCAAGATTCTTTTCTGGATCTTTTCGTCCTGTCTATCGAACAAAAAGTAATCCACTTCAATCGTATATTCTTCCGATACGCGAGAGCCAGCGACCTTCGTGTCGATCGTATCAACATAGTAAAAGACAAAGTCTTTGAAGTTCTTGGCTCGATCATCAAGAGATCCGAAAAGCCAAGCGGTCGTTGGAATCTGTTGAAGAAGAGAATCACCTTTTTCAGTGTTGATCGCGACGATCTTCTGATTCAGATTCACTTTGAGCTTTTCTTCAAGCTTGTCGAGAAGAGTTTCAATATCGAACTTGGCCATCACTCGCCGCCTTTCGGAGCTTTTCCAGTGGCTTGTTCAAACGTCGCTCCAAGCTTTCGCAAGATGAACGTGTTCAAGATGTTGTTCCAACGCTCAAGTCTTCCTGTGATGTTCTTGTCTGACGCGTACTTAATTGACTCAGGACCGACAAACAAAAACTTTCTCAAAGGGATCTTTTCCCTGGGAGCGTCTGACTGATGGAACTTTCCATATTCAACCTTTGTTCCGATCGCAAGGACTTGAGGTCCCACGATCACGATCGAATCGGCGTTCTCGCCAGTCACAGAATCTTCAAGGCGACCTGTAAACTTCAGAAGTGGATATCCCTTCGTCAGTCCAGTTTTTTTATGTTTCAAGTTTTGATATGATGTGAGTTCTCCGTCACGAGTTCTCAGCTCCGGTCTCCCTGGAGTCTTCCAGGTTTCTTTGACCTTGGGACCTTGAAAGTCAGGATATTGACCTGGGCCTTTCAGTTTGAAGATAGCTTTTTCAGATCTGTGGAAGTCTTTCACGATCTGTCGGAAAGGGATTCGAAGGTCCTTCGTGACGGCTTTCGCTCTCTCGATCTGAGCGAGAAAAGCTTTGTCGTTTACAACTGAATAGGAAACGAAGCCAGCCCCCACCTATCCCTCACCACTGTTGTTTGGACACGTCAAAGACGTTCTCTTGACAGGTGTCCACGTTGAAGGAGCTGACGCCAGAGTCTTTCGACAAAAGCGGAACTCCTTTGAGAAGAAGAAGACCCTTCGCGATCATATCAAGCTCGTCGTTGGGAGCTCTCACTTCGTTTTTCTTGTACTTTTCTTCAGACTCTTTTTGAGTGACGTTTCCCTTTACTTCGATCACGTTTCTCACGCGCTCGGAAACTCGGAAAGTCGCGATCCTTTTCAAGATCGAAAAAGCTTCTGGATATGTTTCTTTGTCAATCGGAACAACGTATCGAAGTCCAACTCGAGCGTCGATGTAGTTTGACTCCTGAGTGATCCACTCATTCAACTCAGACGGCTTGACAGCCGTTGAGTCTGTGAACTCGATCCCTTTGAAGTCCGCTTCGATATCTTTCTTCGCACAGTATCCCATCGATTAGGCCTGTTCTGCAAAGCCTTCGGCCTTGAGTTCCTCAAGAAGTTCAGAAGGAATCTCGTCGCCTTTTTTGAGGCTGACTCCTTGACCACAGATCACGTTTACTTTTGCGATCCACTTTCCTGACTTTTTTTCGACGGGCTTTTCGGAAGCGACCGCTTCGGTTTCTGATTCAACTTCTGATTCGATGCTTTTTTTCTTCGCCATGATTCATTCTCCTTTAAAACTGGGAGAGAGCCTTCCATCGAAGGCCCCTTCCCGAATCTCCACTTGCTTCTCATGCCACTCTATTAAAGAACGGCTGTGAAAAGATACGCGGCTCCTGTGTTCGTGATCTCAACTGAATAGTCTTCCTTCACGATGATACCGTTTGAATTTGGAGGATTGTTCAAAGCGTACTTGTAAACTTGGCGAGTTCCACCGATCAAGCTCATCTTGTATCCAAGAGAAACCTGTTGTTTCGCTGGGCCAGCTGGCTTCACGTAGAACAAAGCCGCGTCACTCCAAAGTTGACCGAACTGATCAGCTTGGCCTTTTTTCGAAGCGTTGTAGGCAACATTCCCAACGAGAAGAGTTTCAACTCCCATCGCCTTCGCCACTTCTTGAACAGTCAACTGTCCGGCCCG